TATGCCCGCGCTCTGCAATCGATTGCGTTCAAACTTCAAAAGAATATCCCTAATCACGAAGTATTAGAAACTAATATAACCCTTGATGACCGTCTTAATACCCCTGAAGCGATTGAGGGCTTTCACAAGGTCGGCTCACATCAAATAAATAATCTCCCAAATCACATAGAAACAATAATTATTCCGTGCGGAAGTTGTAATTCAGTTACCTCTATTCTCTATGGGCTGGCGCTTAATCGACCTAAAAATCTCAAACACATTGTGCTGGTTGGAATCGGGAATAACGGCTCTAACAACCTGAAATATATCCCAAAAAGATTGGCAATTATCAGTAAGGTAATAGGCAAAGATTTGAATCAAAATTTTAATTACTGCTTCCTTCCGCAAGTAAACTTGGACGGAATTGAGGTGGTACATTTTAACCCCAATGGCGAAGGTTTCTGCACATACGATGATTGGATGCCGTTCAATTATCACGGCTTGGAATTGCACCCGCGTTATGAAGGAAAATGCTTCAATTATATGGAAAAAAACAAGGAAAAATTTGCAAAATATTGGAACAAAAATACGTTATTTTGGGTGGTTGGTAACGAGACGACGTATATTTAGCCAATGGTATTTAAAGGTAATTTAAGGAGCAAGAGAGCATTTTGTTCGTTTTCTAATTACTTGGTTATATTTGAAAAGATAGGTAAATTCCCTATAAAATCTACACTTGTAGAGCACTAGTAAAACATAAGTAAAAGATATGAAATTAGGTCGTTATTGTCAAATAATTGGTCAAAATGAGGTCAAAGAATTGGAGTACGGAATGGACTTTCGGCTTCCACAATATCGGCGCGAAGTGTTCCTCAGGTTTTATGAATTTCACCTCAAATATCGGGCACACGCTGGCGCAATTTATTATGCCTTCCCATACATTTTTGAGCACTTGAAAATGGACACAGAGCAAAAATTGTGGTTTACTTTTATCAACGGCTGCTCCCAAAATGTCATCACCACTTACCTGATTTTTGAAGCGTTCCCCGACTTCCATTCCCTTGATATAAACGAGTTTAGAAAATGGTATCGATTGCATTACTCCAAATTGGGTTGGGACACTGACCGCCGTTATGAAAAAAACAAGTTGGAGGACTGTGTTATTGATTACAAAAAAAACATAGGAAATCAGTCGCAAGAATCCTTTTTTAAACAATTTCAACAATCCTCAACCGCGTTTGACAATTTCAACATTTTGTGGGACGTCGTGAGGACGAATTTCAAATCGTTCGGGCGGCTGGCTACCTTCTCCTACCTCGAATACTTGCGATTAGCGGGGGTTTACATCGACTGCCCAACGTTATTTCTTGACGACATACAAGGAAGCAAATCACATAGGAATGGTTTATGTAAGGTGCTGGGGCGTGATGACCTCGATTGGTATAAAAACGACGTTACCTACGACCAAAGAACAATTGATTGGCTTACAGAGGAGGCTGCGCTGCTCCTGAAAGAAGCCGAAGAAAGATTCTATCACCCTGACTTATCCTATTTTACCCTTGAAACAACTTTGTGCTGCTACAAGTCGTGGCACAGAAAAAACCGCCGCTACCCTAACGTGTATAATGATATGTTTTACGAACGAATCAAGTATGCCCAGCGCCAATGGAAAGAGAAAGACAAGTTTAATTTGTTCTGGGAGTGCCGTCGCGCTTCCTTGCCTAAGCACTTGCTTCTGGAGTATAACCCCAAAGATTATGGGCTCAATCCCGTTAAGCAAAATCATTATCGCAACACGGGGCAAGTAATAATGATGGATAGAGAATGGGAATGTTTTACAAACAATTACAACGATTATACGAAATGAGGCTTCTTATCGTAGGCAAGACGGGAGTAGGTAAGACGTGGCTAATGAAAGCCCTAATAGAACATTATAAGGTAGAGAAACGGCTGAAATTGGGTAAATTCTATTTTCATACTAATGGCGAAATTGTAATTTTGGGTAAATACGACGGCTCAACCTTTGAGGGTACTGATAAACTTTCTATGGCAATTATGGCTGACCTCGATTTGTTTCTGCGTTCCTTCGGGGATAAAACGATTATTACAGAGGGCGATAGATTCACAAATTCAACATTTATTAACAACGCTCAACCAATTATCATAAAAATACTTGGAGACGGCGCTGCTGGTCGGCTTAAAAGACAATCAACCCAATCTGAAAGGCACATAAAATCTATAAGCACAAGAGTTGACAATATAATTCCTACTTTTGAAGTGGAAAACTCTACGGAGGCACTAATCTTAATTAAAAATCTATTGAAAAAAGATTAAAATTTATTATAAAATGAATGACAAAAGTGACAATATAAAAGGCAATATGATAAAGGCGCTCGAATCCTCTCTGGGAATCGTTACGGGGGCTTGCAAAAAAGTAGGTATATCACGCCAAACACACTACCGCTGGCTCGAGGAAGATGCTGAATACAAAAAAGCGGTTGAATCGATATCCGACATAGCGCTTGACTTCGCTGAAAGCCAATTACACCAACAAATTATGGAGGGTAATGTTGCTTCTACAATCTTCTACCTTAAAACCAAAGGAAAGCGTAGAGGGTACGTCGAGAGGACGGAATTGGAGCACACGGGCGAACTTACATCAAACACGGTGATTAAGTGGGGCGATAAAGAAATTAAAGTATAGCAATACGTATGATTGAGTTTACTGATAAACAAATAGAAGCAATGAACGCCGTCGCAAGTGAAGATTATTCCTTCATTCTGTTTGGGGGTGCTATGGGTGGCGGTAAAACATTCTGGGGGCTTTCTGCTTTGTTGATTATGTGCCAAGCATTCCCTAAGTCGCGCTGGTGCGTAATACGTGAAGATTTAGAGAAGATACGTATTACCACAATTCCTTCCTTTATGAAATTCAACGCTTCTGGGCGGCTTAAAACTTCGCCTTATGAGTACACACACCCTAACGGCTCGGTAATAATGTTCAAGGGCGAAAACTACGACAAGGATAGGGACTTACAATGGCTTAAAGGGTTGGAGGTTAACGGCTTTCTGTTTGAAGAAATCAACGAATGTAGTGAGGAGACATTGGATATTGCGTTCGGGCGTGCTGGTCGCTGGGAATGTGAGCCCCGTCCTAAGCCAATCATTCTGGCTACTTGCAATCCTACTAATAATTGGGTAAAGAAGCGTATATACGACAAGTGGGACAAGGGCGAATTACCTTCTAATTGGTTGTATATCCCTTCCAAAATCACGGACAACAAATTCCTGACGGAAGAGTATAAGGATAATCTAAAAAATATGCCGCGCTACCAATACGAAGTGTTCGTTAAGGGAAATTGGAATATGCAATTAAAGCAAGGCGGAGAGTTTTACAAATGCTTCGAGTTGGATAAGCACATCGGGAAAACATTTTACAATGCTGCGCTCCCGCTTCATATCTCTTGGGACGATAACGTCAACCCTTACTTACCCGTTGGCGTGTTCCAAATACAAGGCAAGCAAATACATATGATTGATGAAATTGCGGGCGAGAATCCTAATAACACCATAAAGGCGGTTTGTAGGGAGTTCAAGCGCAAATATCCAGCGCACAAATCTGGTTTGTTTATCTATGGGGACGCTACCGCTAATAAGGAAGATACCAAATTAGAGAAGGGGTACAATTTTTACCGCTTAATCTTGGAGGAATTGAAAGAATATCACCCAACTTCACGTGTAATGCGCTCCAATCCTTCCGTTGTTATGCGGGGTAATTGGATAAATACTATATTAGAGAAGGAATTAGGAGGAGTTAGCGTGCTTATTGATGAAAATTGCAAGCGAATGATTAATGACTTCGTTAATCTCAAAGAGGCTGCTGACGGCACGAAATTGAAGGAAATGGAAACAGATACCAAGACCAAAGTACGCTACCAAAAAGTCGGGCACTACTCTGATTTGTTTGATTACATAATGGTTTCTGCTTTCGGCTCGGAGTTTGATTCCTTCCAGCGCGGCGGTAACAATTTATTATTTAACTTTGGAAAGAATATTCCTTCAAAAAATACTTACTAATGAGTTACATAATTTCTACTGACCTTCTACGTACGATACAAGACGTCAATCTGCAACAAATAATTAGCAGCGACTCTACTATCTTAGATAGGGCAATAATGTCTGCTGAGGCGGAAGCAAAATCGTATCTACGCCAAAAATACCAATTAGACCAAGAGTTTACGGAAACGTTGCTTTACTCCTACTCGAAAGTGTATTATACGTTCCAACGCTTCTACGTAAATGGTGATGCATATTATGCTCCTAATTCCTACAACGTTGGAGATTTGGTTACTTATAGGGATATTACAACAAACAATCCTTTGTTGGTTTACCAATGTATTCAAGCCGTGCCGTCGAATATAGTACCTACTAATGCTGCGTATTGGGCTCTGCTTGGTGCTCCGTATTCTATTTACTCGGTACAGACGTATTCTGGTGGCGTTGTTCTGCCGTTTGAATACTCGAAAGCGTATCTATTAGGGGACAAGGTTTATTGGAAAGGAAAGATATATACGTGCCGCGTTCCTACTGCTGCAATAACACACGACGTAGCCTTGCAATATGGCTTCTACCAAAACATACCACAAAACAATGTCGCTCCTGACGACACAGTTAATGGACTGCAATATTGGGGTGTCGGGGTTGCTTACTCTGTTCCTTCTGGTACTCTAATCAAATCTAATTACTTTGTTGCTGACGATAATAGGGACGCGCAAATGGTAATGATGATTATTGACGTGGCTTTATTTCATCTGCATAGTCGTATTGCTCCGCGTAATATCCCTGAATTGAGGGTTAAACGTTACGAGGCTGCGGTCGATTGGTTTCATATGTGCGCTGAGGGGAAAATAACGCCAGCGCTTCCTTTAATTCAACCCAAACAAGGAAACAGAATACGCTTTGGCGGTAACGTTAAAAATATAAACAACTACTAATGGCTACAATACTATCCAAGGTAAAGAATTACCTATTCCCTACGCCTGATAACCCTTTAACATCGGAAAGGGCTGGCGATTGGCGTTCTATAAAAAACCCTGAGCGTAACTTGAGGAGTTACATAACTCCCGTTCAACTTCAACGTATCAGGCAAGACGTTCAATCGTGGAGAGAGGCAATAGGAGAGGCAGAGCAAGCGTGGTACCCGCATCGCGTTAAGATGCAACGTATGTATCTTGATACCATACTAAACGGGCACGTATCGGCTTGTATGTCCCGTCGTAAAAACCTGACGCTATTGAAGGACTTTAAACTATGCGATAGTACAACAACTGAGGAGGACGAACAATGGACTAAATTCCTTAAAAAATCGTGGTTTCAATTATACTGCAATTACGTGCTTGACGCACAATTTTTTGGGTATAGTTTAATCTCTCTGGGCGACTTGATTAATGACGAGTTTCCGCAACTAACAACCATTCGTCGTTTCAATGTGAGCCCCGATAGAAAGAACGTTACGAGTTACGTGTATGCGCTTTCTGGTGCTAATTTTACGGACGAGCCCTATCGCTTATGGAATGTATATCAACCTACGCCAACTGACGTTGGTATATCTCTCTGCGGTTACGGGCTGCTATACAAGGTGGCTATGTATGAAATCATTTGCCGTAATACGCTCGGGTTTAATATGGACGCTGCTGAAATGTACGGAATGCCTATCCGCAAGGGTAAGACAATGAAAACCAATGAGGACGAAAGAGCGTTATTTGAGCGTGCTTTGGCGCAAATGGGCTCGGCTGGTTATATCCTAATGGACACAATGGACGAGTTAGAGTTAGTTGAAAGTAGTCAAAGCGGCGCTGGTTTCAAAGTGTATGAATCATTGGAAACACGTTGCGAAAAAAAGATTAGCAAAATCCTTTTAGGACACGCAGACGCATTAGATTCAACTGCTGGTAAATTGGGTGCTGGTCAAGGCGAAGAAAGCCCCGTACAAAAAGCCATTGAGGAAATACAAATAATTGATTCTCGCGTGCTTGAAAACAATATCAATACTGAACTGCTCCCGCGCTTGCGTGAATTGGGAATGGCTATACCTGACAATCTTTGCTTTATGATAAAGAATGATTATGAAAGGGAGGAGCAACGTAATAGAGAGGACAATTCAAATCAGGTTACCGCAAACATAGCCCAAACGATGAAGAATGCGGGCTTGCAAATGGACGCGGCTTATTTTGAGGAGCGCACGGGAATACCAACACAACCAATTGAGGCAACGGCTTCTGCGGTCGGGCAAGTACAAGCACGTTTAAAAAAATTGTATAATAAAGGGTGAATTACACAGACGAACAAATCGAAGCATTTTTAAAGGGGGTTTATTCGGGGAAATACGACCCTTCGGATAATCTACCTGAGGACTTGTATAAGGCAATTAGCGAACATTTGGTCAGTGGGTTGGATAAAGGGCTAACGTCAATCGATTTCGGCGTAAAAAACGAAGCATTAATACAAGAGTTAAGGGACAATGTATATATGTTTTCTGGCGCAAAAACCTATCAACAAGTCAGGGAGATGAGCGGCTTCCTTGCTGACTCTGGTAATTTCAGTGAGTTCAAAGAAAAAGCGCTGGGCGTTTATGACCAATACAACAATAATTGGCTGCGCTCCGAATATAATACTGCTTATGGGCAAGGTACTATGGCTAATCAATGGACTAAAATTGAGGCGGACAAATCTTTGTTCCCTTATCTGCGTTATTCAGCCGTAATGGACGCAAATACATCAGAAGAATGTCAAGCGTTTAATGGTACTACGCTTCCCGTTAACGATTCCTTCTGGGACTCCTATTCTCCGCTTAAT